TTGCTTTTGCTTTCGGTGATAATAAATATTACTACGTTCCAGCCCCTCGGTCGTTAACTTTAAACTCGGGGTCCCCACCTATTGGTGGGGTTCTTATGAATGGTACGAAACAATCGCCCCCTGGCAAAGATCAGGCAAGTCAAACTGCCGGTTCCGTCAACAAGAACCAAAGTCAGAAACAAAAGCATGGATCGAATTCAAAAGGTCCTACCCCCAAGCCCAGAGTTATGCCTGGCCCCCCCGCGATGCAGACGCAGAATTTAAAAGCGTCCAAGTCCAAAGCGCAAAAATCAAATACACCCGACCTCCAGATCGGGCGCGCTTGGATAAAGCAAAATCGCGGATGTTAGTAAGATATGGCAGGTTGGTGGAGGTACCTAAGATTTTTCAGAAACCATACAATAGATACACAATGTTTAAATACATAAAAGCCATGTTGCAGCATGTTAAACCAGATGCTTCACCTGGCGTTCCATTAGCAAATTTAGAACAAACAAATTTTAATGTGATGAATGTATTAGGAGATCAATTAGTAGAACTTATATTGCTCCGCATTGATTGTCTATTGAGTAAAACAGTCGACAACCCCAAACAAATGTTGGCTGAATTTTTATGTGATCCTGTTAGACTCTTTGTGAAAGGAGAACCCCACAAAGTAGTAAAAATCTTAGAAGGTAGAGTTAGACTGATAATGTCAGTCTCTTTGATGGATAAAGTCATTGAGATGGTACTACATAACCATGTTAATAAGCATGAGATAGCCAATTGGCAACGTCTACCCTACAAGCCCGGAATGGGCTTTACCCATGAGATGAATATGCATATATATGAGACTTTTTAAAGCAAAGGACTACACAACTTTGCTGAAGCAGATATAAGTGGTTGGGATTGGAGCGTCAAAGATTGGATGCTTGATTTCGACACTGAATTCAGATTGGAGGTGCAACAACCAACTCAAGCATGGTATAAGCATTTGTGCCGTCAGCAAAATGAAATTTATAAGAATTCCATTTTACAACTTAGTGACGGAGAATTGATATGCCACCCTCCAGGTTTAATGTGTTCCGGAAGAAATAACACATCTTCA